AGATTGTAGTGTAGCAGATAAAGTATCTGGTGCATTATCAATCATGGAAATAACTTAGAGGGTAAATTGACTTACATTGGACAACAACCTAGCACTACTTTTGATTCTGGTATTCAAGACCGTTTTACTGGTTTAACTACTAACACAGTAACGCTTACACATGACATATCTGCTGAAACAGATATTCTTGTTGTATGGAATAATATCGTACAAGATAGTTCCACATATAGTGTTGGTGGTACTGGAAATAAAACTTTGACCTTGGGTGGCACATTATCAAGTGGGGATGTCGTAACTGTGTATTACACAAATAAAGTAATGCAATCAGTTAATCCTACTGCTGGAAGTGTAGGTACAAATCAATTAATTGATAATTCTGTTGGTGTAACTCAACTTAATGTTTCTGATGGCTCTAATGGTCAAGCATTAACAACTAATGGAAGTGGTACTTTAGCTTTTGCTACTGTAGGTGGAACTAATACTCCTTCTTTTATGGTAGCTAAAACTTCTGCTCAATCTATAAGTAATAACACCGCAGTTAAAATTACTTGGCAAACAGAATTAGTAGATAGTGATAATGCTTTTGCGTCAGAAAAATTTGTAGTTCCTAGTGGTAAACAAGGTACTTATTTAATATTTGCAACTCTTGAAATGGACTCAAAAAATAATAGTGATTTAAAAAACTGTTATGTAAAACTTTATAAAAATGGAAGTATGCTACAACAACACGTTTACGATTTTAGAAGTAATCAACCAAGAAGAATGGCAATAGATTTAACAGGTATTCATACTTTATCGGCAAGTGATTATCTTGAAATGTACGCACAAATTGATTCAGATGATGGAGATATAGAAGTAGATGGTGCAAGTTCAGGTGATGGATATTTAAGTACATTTGGAGGTTTTAAATTATTATGATTAATAAAATACGCATAGGATTAACATATGGCATTTAGTAAAATAGCAGCTGAAAATTTAGGTGGCTCTACACTTCCAGCTTTAGCTGGTGGTAGTTTAACTGGGATTAGTGGTGGTAAGGTTTTAAAAGTACAATCTTATGAATTTACTGGAGATACTTATACTACTTCTGCAAGTCTTAGTAATTTTCTTACTTGTTCTTATACTCCAACAGCTTCAAATAGTAATTTATTTGCAACACTTAGTTACAATTATCAATTATATGGAAATAATGCTTCACAGACATCAGGTGGACAAGTTGTTATAGAAACACCTGGAAGTGTAATAAGAGCAACTCAAGGTTTTAGCATAAATAGTATGTCGGCAAATGACCATTATATAGAATTTTCTGGTAACATTTCTGCTTTTTGGAATCAAAATACAACGAGTGCTTTTAATATAACATTAGGTTGTGCAACTAGAGGAGTAGGTAGAATAAGAATTTTTGGAAATAGTGTAGGCTCGCCATTTAACCCTAGTGCTACTAGATTTACTGTTATGGAGATTGCGGCATGAACAATGTAGATAAAATGTTTAAAGCTATTGAAATTTTAAAACCTAATACACCTTTAACAATTCATACAAATATAATTAATGAAGAAACATTTAATACTATTGAGTGGGAAGTAGATGGTAGTTTTACAACAACTAATCCTCACGCAGAAATCACATGGACAAAAGTAAAAGAGGAGATGGATAAATTATGATTAATCCTTGTTGCGAAGATGGAAAGTGTACTTGTGGTAGATGGCACAAGTAGATGTTAATTTAAAAACAATACTTATAATAACAGGATTACTTTCAACATTAGTAGCTAACGTATTTATTGTAGGTCAATTATGGAAAGATTTTTCTATAATGAAAGACGATATTGTAACCATACAAGAAAATCAAAATGTACTAACCTTAAAACAAGAAATATTAGAATTAAATTATAAAATAAAATCTCTACGTTTAGAGATTGATGGAGATTACAGAGAATGAGTGATTGGAACACCCAAGTAAGTAACTTACAAAAAACCTTAGATGAGATAAAGATAGAAGTTAAGGAAAATAGGAGTGCTATCCAATCTCTCAAACAAGAATTGGCTACTGGAAAAGGTAGCATTAAAGCAGTCATGTGGATAGGGGCGGCTACCGCCGCAATTTGGACAATAATGAAAATTTTAAAGATAGGATAGAAATGAAAACAGACCAAATAGGGAGTTTATTAATGAACGATATTTCAGCATTAAACTTAATAATATTAGTAGTGTTACTTTTCTTAGTAAAAAAGAATAAATGTAACTGCGGCTGTGGCTCATGCTCCAAGTAATAGGAAGTTTATTAGGGGGTAAAGATGGAGCTTTAAAAACTATTGCAAAAGTAGTTGACGAAATCCATACCTCAGAAGATGAGAAACTAGATAAAAAAATATTAATGCAACGTATTCAGCAAAAGTTAGCTGAAAAACAATTAGATGTAAATAAAGTCGAAGCAGGTCACAGGTCAATATTTGTGAGCGGTTGGAGACCTGCAATCGGTTGGGTAGGCGGCTTTGCTTTAATGTTTGAGTTTATACTTTCACCTTCAATAGAATGGTACGCAAAATTTTCAGGATTAGAAATAACTGCTCCTAATATAGAAACTGGTTCGCTTCTAGCAATAGTCACTTCAATGTTGGGTGTTGCAGGAATGAGAAGTTTTGAAAAATCGAAAGGACTAACAAAGTAATGACTAAAAAAGGATTATATGCAAACATTCACGCTAAACGTAAAAGAATTGCGTCTGGTAGTAATGAAAGAATGAGAAAAGTTGGAACAAAAGGTTCTCCTACCGCCGCAAATTTTAAAAGAGCGGCTAAAACTGCGAAAGGAAAATAACATGCCAAAAAAACCAAAACCGAAACCAAAACCGAAACCAAAGGGATACTAAATGCAAAATTTTTTAGACGAGTTTAAATATTCATGGAAAGGTTTAAACAAAAATTTTAGACGTTTTTTAATAGGTGTAGGTATTATCCTGCTAGTTATTCTTTGGAATAACATCTTTTAATGAATGAAAAGGAAAATCCACAAGTAAAACCAAACATAGAAAAGATAATAGAAGAGTTACCTGTTCTATTAGTCACACAAGCCTACAAAAAACTAACTTCAGGTGAAGACCTAACAGCTTCAGAAATGAAAGTGTGTTTAGACGTATGTAAAACATACAGTAGTGAAACTATAGTTGAGAAAGCTAAGAATATACTTGAGGACTTACCTTATGACACTGAAGGATAAACGTATAAAGAATTTTAAAAACTTTTTATACTTATGTTGGAAACATTTAAACTTACCTGAACCAACACCCATACAATATGACATAGCTGATTATCTGCAATCAGATGAGAAAAGAATAGTTATAGAAGCATTTAGAGGTGTAGGTAAATCTTGGATTACAAGTGCATTTGTTTGTCACCAACTATTATTAAATCCTCAAAGAAATATCTTGGTTGTATCTGCAAGTAAAAGTAGAGCAGATGACTTTAGTACATTTACACAGCGTCTCATAGCTGAGATGCCTCTATTACAGCACTTACAGCCTAGAAATGAACAACGACAAAGTAAAGTTAGCTTTGATGTTGCACCTGCATTAGCTTCACATGCACCCTCAGTTAAATCTATGGGTATTACAGGACAGCTTACAGGTTCAAGAGCAGACTTAATTATTGCTGATGACGTTGAGTCAGCTAATAACTCTCAAACACAACTAATGAGAGACAGATTAGGTGAAACAGTAAAAGAATTTGATGCAATCATAAAACCTAAAGTTGGTAGAATTGTATTTCTAGGAACACCGCAAACTGAAATGTCATTATATAATGATTTAGAAGAGCGTGGCTTTAAAACTAGAATATGGACAGCTTTATATCCTGATAAAGTACAAACTGTAGGATATGGGCATAAGATAGCACCAATTATTAATGAGGTTACAGACAAAGAAGGTAAACCTACAGACCCTAACAGGTTTAATGAAATAGATTTGATGGAACGATTAAGTTCTTATGGTCGTTCAGGGTTTAACTTACAGTTTATGTTAGATACTTCTTTATCTGATGCAAACAAACACCCTCTTAAACTTAATGATTTAATAACTGTATCAGGTTGCTCTACATGGGAAGAAGCTCCTGCTAAGATACAATGGGCTTCAGGACAAGACCAAATAAAAGCGGTTGACCCTGAGTTACCTAATGTTGGACTTAAAGGTGATTATTGGACGTCTCCTCTGTATATGTCAGAAGAGTTTACACCATTTGAAGGTGTAGCTATGTCTATTGACCCTTCAGGTCGTGGTGCAGATAAGACAGCGTATGCTGTTCTTAAAATGTTACATGGTGTTCTGTATTTAACAGACATAGGAGCATTAGAAGGTGGTTATTCTGATACTGTATTAGAGAAATTATCTAACATTGCTAAAAGAAACAAAGTAAATCATGTGGTTATCGAGAGTAACTTTGGTGATGGTATGGCTACAGCCTTACTAAAACCTGTTATGGCTAAGATACACCCATGTGAAATAGAAGAAGTAAGACATAATATTCAAAAAGAGAAGAGAATTATAGACACATTAGAGCCTATTATGAATACTCATAGGCTTGTTATTGATGAATTACTCGTCAAAGAAGACTTTAAACTAGACCCTGACCACCAATTATTCAGACAGATGACTAGAATAACAAGAGAGAAGGGTGCGTTAAGACATGATGACCAAATAGATGCTTTAGCTATTGCGGCTAACTATTGGGTTGAGAGAATTGACAGAGACCAAACTCTAGCTTTTGACCAACATAAAGATGATTTGATTAACAAAGATTTAGAGAGATTTATGGAACATACCATAGGCAGACAATCAAGAGACGATAGGTGGATATAGTACCCTTCTAACAGGAGGTACTTTATGAAAGTATTAGTATTTATCGTTATATTTTTTAGCTCATTTAATGTATTTGCGGAAGATTATCAAGAGAGGTTTGTTAACACTATAAAGTCGTGTTTAAAAGCTCATAACAGCGTCTCAGAGACGTTTATCCCTGAGAGCCTAGTGATTGCTCAAGGTGTAATAGAGTCTAACTGGGGTCGTAGTCGATTTGCTACGGAAGGTAACGCTTTATTTGGTATCCGTACTTATGATTTAGATATACCTCACATGAAGCCTTTGAATAATCTTCATGCTAACTTTGGTGTAAAGATATATGAAAGTGATTGTGACTCAGTAAGTGATTATATTATCTTATTAGAAACATCACATCATTATGAAGGATTAAGACAAACACTAACGTATGAGAACCACACAATGAAAGATATTGTGTATTCTCTTAAAGTATATTCAGAAAACTCTGAGTATCCTCAACTATTACTATCATTAACAAGGAAGTTTTAAATGAAAGACGTCAAAGCTCGTATTAAAGAACATGAAGGATACAGATTAGAAGCCTATAAGTGTACTGAAGGGTATTTAACAGGTGGATACGGTCATCGAATAATGGACGGAGAAGCTATCCCTGCAACTAAAGAAGGTTGGGAAGAGATATTTGAGTCAGACTTTGATACAGCCTGTGTAGGAGCTTCAGAGCTTGTAACTAATCCTGAAGTTAATCAAACCGCTCATGGTTTAGTTGTGGAGATGGTATTCCAAATGGGGACTTATGGTGTCTCTAAGTTTGTCAGGTTTTTAAAAGCGGTGAATGACCAACAGTATAAAGTTGCAAGTATGGAAATGCTAGACTCAAAGTGGGCAAAGCAGACACCAGAGAGAGCTAAAAGTATGTCAGAGGTAATGGCAAATATTTGATAGAAAAATATGAGTAGGTATCATCGATAATGACTATCCAATTTTCCCCATCGCCTCCAAAATTCTAGCCCAAACAGACCAAAAAAAGCCGCATAAACCTTAGAAAAATTGCTGTATTATAGGATATTCAATCCTTTGTATATCAAAGCTAATTAAATGTTTTGTTTGTGTGTGAGCTAGGGTCTATTTTTTTCTAATACATATTAATATGATTAAAGTTCCCATATTAGTATGAAGGCTTATACATAGCTATATAGTATAGCTATAATTACTCCTTA